AGGATACTTAATTAGATCTAACAAAAGAGAGGTGAACCTGAGCCTTAGTCTTTCTACAAATTTATAGAATTTAACTTCATCTCTTGTAATTTCAGCAGAACGACCCATGTTGAATCCAGTTTCTGCTTCAAGTCGAGAAATAGGAACATTCAGTGCTCTATACAACTTCTTTTGTAAATAAAGAACGTCTTCCATTTCTCCTAAATTTTGCCCACCATCTAATGTCTGTATTTCTGTTCCTCTTCCACCTTCTCTTCGTGGCATCCAGAAATCTTCCAACATATGCATGTGGTTTCTATCGTCACGAATCTGACCAGTGGCTGAATCATATGTAATTTTATTACGGTAACGATTCATGATCTCTCGTAGATATTGTTCTGCCTTTTGTTTTGGAAGATTTCCTACGTCGATGTAGAATATTCTTCTCTCTGGTGCGCGAGAAATTCGGTATATTACAACAGCATCTTCAATTTGACGCAACATGTTAAGTGGTCGTATTGCTTTTTGAAGATAACCAATTACTCTTTTTGTTACTGCATCCACTACACCAGAATGCGAATAAGCAACTGTGTCTATGGTAAATCTATATCCAGATGGAGTCGTTGGATATAGTGCTTCCTTATCAGTGTCCGTATAGACGTAATACTCATCCACTTTCTTTACAAAAGGAATAATCTGACCACCAGATACTTTTGCTCTTTCTTTTTCTACTTTTCTTACCTTTTTGATTTTTACCGGATCAATTGGTATCAAAGAAACTAATCCTTTTTGTGGATTTGTTTTATCTATTTCTTTGTAGTAAAAAACTTTGCTGTCAATATACCATCTTCTAAAAATTTCATGTCCTTTATTACTAAAGTCTAATAGTTTTAGGATGTGGTTATATTCAAAGTATATTTTGGTTTTTATTGAGTCTGGAAGATTTACATAATCTAAATTTAGTTTAATGGGTTTTCTGTCTTCTCCCATTACTATACTTTCATTGACAATATCTTCAATTGCGCTGTCAACTTCTGGGTGAAGAGCCATTCCTCTATATTGCCCAATGAGTTGGTTCTCGTCCCTAATAGAACCGGAGAAGTCAATGGATGTACCAAAGACTCCTCCAGTTTCAAATGTATAGGTTCCGTCGTAGGGTTCAGGTGTTACCGGAATCTGATTTGTTTCTAGACTCTTTTCTTCCTGATCTTTTCTTTTTCCAAAACTAAAACCAAATATGTCAGTTATTGCCATAATATAATATCTTTTTTAAAATTAAGAGGTTGGGCTTTGTGCTTCGTAAGTATAATGACTATAAGAAATAGCGACTTGAAATTGTGCTGTTTGATTTGCTGCTGCCATATCTAGCGAAACTGGTCCAACCTGTGTTGGCCATGCATTTCTTAAAATTATTTTCTTTAAGAATGCATCAGACTGATGATCTAAATGTTCAACAGTAAGATCAACGCAGAAATTGCTAACGTGTCTTCTGTCTTGTGCTACGTTATCTTCATGGCTGTTAAACAACTCTGACCATGCATGGAATGCATCCCAAGTGCTACTTGCACCAGTATCATCCAGTACTGTTACATTCCAGTCGTTATATACCCTGTCGCCTGGAAATTTGTAAATTCTTCCTCTAAACGGAATTGGTATATTTCCTACTATGCTTTCTGGTAGAGTTGCTGCAACGCAATGTGTGTCGATGAATAATCCGTTTCCACCAGTTGCTAAATTACTTGGTGGGGTTGCAGTAATTCTAAATCTATTTGGACGAGTACCACCTTGAAACTTGTCCTGAAACGTGGAAATTGAGTGAATTGTTGCCATTTTGTCTCCTGTGTTTTACTTATTTATTATAAAACGGCATCAGTATTTAGGTTAGTAATTCTAAGTTTGACGAAGTTTACAGACTTTGTTGGTTTGATGAATACATCAGCAACAAATTGATTTGAGTCTATAATTGAGGCTGGATTATTTGATTCATCACATACAACTCTATAATCAAATATTCCTCTTCCTTCTTTAATTTGCTGTAAGAATCCATTTGCAGAATTAGCAAACAGAGATCGTGTTCCTGCGTCGTTTACTTCGAACAAAACAGAACGAGCAGATCGTCCCAAAGTTTGTTTAATGTAATTAATTAGACGAACTACATTTACTCTTGTGAGACTTGATGTGCTTGTTGCTTCTCTTGTCTTATCTCCGAATAGATAAGTTCCCTCGCCAGGAATACCGATTACAGAATTAATTTCAGCATCATCGTAAAGTGCATCTTGTTCAGATGCTTTTGGATTCTTTACAAGACGAACTACATTTAGTATTCTTCCGCGACGAGTTCCGGCCGGAGATGACCAAAGAGTTGCATCTCTATCGGTTCTAGCAAAACATCCAGCAACATCTGATGCGAGTGGAATTGTAACGAAGTTTTCACCAACAGTTTGATTTGACAAACCAAGCATTACTTTTTCACCACCTACTAAGAATGCTTTGTTATCAGTGGTTGCATCTGCAACTGATGGGAATGCTGTTACACCAGATACTGCGGTTCCGCTTGCATAACCAGCATAAGTTACACCCACAACACCGATTGTTGTATCTCTTTCTGCAATTGTGTTTAGTACTGCCGAGACATGTGTTGTGTTGATTTGAGATGTGAAAACAGTATCTAATTGAATGTTTGTATCAAAAAACGCAGTTGAAGTTTCTGCAATTCTAAGAACACCACCGTATGAGAGGTAATTATAAGCAGAATACCAATCCTGCTTCCAATCTCCGGTTGGTCCTGGTCCGGTGGCTCCACCATATGTTGTTCCATTTAGCAAACCAATCCAGTCTGCTAAACTTTCAACTGTCATATAATCATTATCTTTATCTGCTGTTACCCCGAATAGAGTAACTAAACTTGGGGTGCTGAGGCTGAACATGCCTGAAATGTGAGCACTTCCTCCCTCTGAACCAGCGACTACGAATGAATTGTCAATTACGGTTACGCTTACGTTTGGTCTTGCCATTTTTATCTCCTAGAGATGCCTTACTAGGGGTATTTATTTAATTCGTTATTTCCACTCGTCTGCTTTCCATAAATCCTTTCCGTCTGAAAATGTCTTCATATCTTCGTCTTCGTAGGAGGAAATAAACCCAAAAGGCGCCAAATCGTCCTCAAGTTGTTTAATTTCATTTTTATATAAAGCAAGTCTGGTGTCCAGATTAGTTAATTCTTTAAAATAGGGTTGTCTTGATAACCAGGCAAAAAGAACTAGAGACATTACTAAATCGTCCGTATGACCATCTTCCGCACCATAAGTCTGTGCTTTACTGACAAATGACATCAATTCTGTCAGAATATCGTAATCTTCCAACATTAATTTGTCTTGTTCAATCATATTCTTTAGTACTGAACATCCAACTCGTTTTACCTGACTTGTCGTTCTTACTCCAAATACACTCTCTCCTTTTCCGAAACCGCCACTAACAACCTGTCCTTTTCTACCCTTCATGCTAGTCATAAGAACATGTTCATATTCAAGTTCACTGTGTAAAATATCAGCAACCTGTCCACCAATGTCATTGATCTCTATAAAGACATATGCTTTATTGTACTTGTAAGCGGCTTTTTCGATAACAGTAGGAAATAACATGGGTGATATAATATTATTTCTAAATTTACATACCAGTTTATACGGAGAAGTTGTGGCATCTATTACCGTAAATGCACTATAGTCTTTTCCCTGTCCTCTGGCAGTATCTACAGTTATAAAGTACAAATGATCTTCTATTGGTTGTTCATAAACAGTAAGACCATCTTTAGTAACATATTCTGGTTCTTTCCATGACATTGTATTTAATTTTGATGTAGAAATTAATGTGTTTGAAGATCCCAAAAAGTTACATTCAAATTCGGATTCGAACTGCTTTTCCGAAGTTTGTTTGATCATTTCCTCTTTCCACTTTTGATCTCTTAATTTTCCTCCAGATGTTACTGGAACTTGAGACCAGTGTACTTCAATTGGAACATATTCATTTTTTGTTGGATCTCCCTCTTTTCGAGTCGCACCCTTCCAAAGTTTATAAAACATATTAAGACCATTAGGTGTAGAGATAATTAAAACTTTGGTGCTAACACCAGAAGTAATTGTTGGAAACACAGAACTAAAGAATTCTTCTGCAATATTTTGGGGAACGAACGCAAACTCATCAAGAAATAACATGTTAAATGATCCACCACGCACAGCGGATGCTGACGTAGAAGATGCTAAAATTTTAGAACCATTTTCTAATTGAATAGATCCTTTATTCCATTCTAAAATTCCTTGTTGAATCCATTTAGGTAAATACTCATATGCTAATTTTAGACGAGACAACATTTCTCTTGCCGTGGATTGTTTGTTTGCAAGAATTGCAACACTCATGTTTTGATTAAACAAAATATAATGTAGAATATAACCAATAACAGTTGTAGATTTTCCAGACTGACGAGGTAGTTTTGCTATGATATATCGGTTATCATGAAATTTTCGAACCATGTCCTGTTGGTAATCATAAAGATCAAAAGGAACAAGACCCTTATCAAGAGTTACGATTTTTATGTAATTTTTAATAAAGTAAACAGGATCGTTCGCACATTTAAGATATTCATCAATCTGTTCTTTAGTAAATTCAATTTTTACCCCAGGTCCTTTTAGGTTGGGATTTCCAAGATAACTTTTATCTTTGCTCGTCATTATCTAAAGCCTTTTTTCTACTTCTGGACTGATTCACTATGTCCTGAAGATCACTTGTTGAACCAACATAAATTGCATTGGTTGTTTTATTATTTACCGTAATTTCTTCTTTTTGAATATTTTTCTTTTGCTGATGCAGATCAATTAAATCTTTATTCATTTCAGCAAGTTGTTTTGCAAAATTAGAAACTACTTCGAATCCTCTGGGAGAGTCTAAACTTTCTGCCAAAGATATGGCATTTTCAAGACTATCTTTTCCCTTTTCTATGAGTTCTTTTAAATTCTGTCTAGCATATTCAAAA